CAGCGAAGTAGGGCATATTGAGCCAATTCCCGGTTTGTTTCTCCTTCGGTAACTGCTTAGACCATTCATATTGTTTTGGAAATATTTCATCTCCAGTCCTTCCCATGGAGGCCGCTATCTCTTCTAGCTTTCCTTGAATTTTATAGGCTGGAATAGGAACTTTAGTAAACAGGAATAAATGCACGCCGCCCGATTTGGTCATACAAGGGACCAAAGGCAGTGACATATCTTTAATGGTAGCTAATAAAGCTTTGGTATCAATGGGGTATTCATCCACATCAATACATCCCCACTGACAAGTCTCATCGTCTTTAAGGGGGATAACTCCTATAGAAAGTTCTCCTTTTAAATGGCGTAACCACAAATCCAAAGTGAGCGGTTCCTGTAGGGTTCTCCCACGACCGTCTTTTTTTACTCCTTTGGCAGTAGTCTTTTGACCAGTTATTTCATATACGCCGTGCGCTCTGTCCAAGCCAGAAAATACTTCCATGAATTTTTTCGCAATTTTTTCCATACGTCCTTAGAGGATGGACCCCAACATAAAGTGTTCAAAATGTTAGGGTCCAAAGAGTTTAGTCTTCCCAATCTTTGTTGGTAGACTTGTCCTCTATAGTGGCAGTTTGAGGACCCTGTAATTGGTCCATGCCACCAGCGGAACAGAACTTAGAAAATTCTTCTGCGTCTTTAAACAACTCAGTTTCCTTTTCTCCCAACATACGCTCCTGTGTAATACTATAGCTGTACCATGTACCACGGTCGTTGGATTCCACCTGCGTTTTCAACGAGTACCAGTGAGAAAAAGCCGGAGGGGTAAATAACCCTTTCTGGCCCTGGATCTTCGTACCTTGGATCAAAGTGTTCCAAGCACGCGAGTGTTTAAGTTGTGATCCGGTCATATTGATAACACATTTTTGAGGTGCGTCATCAACGAGCGCGTAGCCATAATGATTGGCAGTAGTCGTCAGTTGGGTTTCCCCTCCTGGCGTTATCAGCCTACCTTGACCATCGCGAGTGCATCGATTCAAAAGATCTGAATCCGGCTGATGCACAGCAACCAGTCCTCCTCCTTTTTCACGCAAACGCCACTCTACTAGAGTTTTGTTATAGTAAACAGGGAGGAATGACAGACCGTCATCACCACTTACAGTGGTGTTGTTGCCTGAGAAGAAAAGATCTCCTTCTTCCGCATCTGCCACATAATCAGCAGAGGCTTTTTGTCTTTGCGGAGACAGCGCCTGGACTATGCTTATACGCGGAGTCCGGAGATCTTCCGCTCCTACATCACCGAAACCTTTCTCATCGATGGTTTCAAACAGGGAAGTTAAGGCCTTCCCGTTGCCTTTTTTATTCGTTGCCATTTTTTACTCCTTCTTTCTTCGTTCAACGATTTATTTTTGTGCGCTTGCCCTGATACACAGAAAATTTCTTCTGCACATCAAAGTCAAATGCGTTATTACCCGATTCGATTTGTTCTTTTACGAACGCACGAAGGGTGCTTGGATGAACAGCTTCTTTCTCTTGGGGTATATGCCCTTGAGAGATTAGCTGATCTACCAATTCCTTTGCCATGACATCTTCACCCTGTCCAAATGTGAGGGTGACAGTATTCTTTATTATGTCGCCATGACCATTGTCTCTTAGCCACGCATGAGCGCCTGATAATTTATCAGCACTGATACGGGCACTGTAAAAAGGTTCTGCTGAAATTTGAGAACCGTCATTTAATTTAAGGTTAGTTACACCAAGTTGACCTAACTTGTCTGGGATTATTTGTTCAGAAAGTTCCCTATGTTTCTCCTTAATTCTTTGAAGTCTTTCTTCCATATTGCCCATCTCACCCTCCAATTTGAGTAGCCTATTACATAACGTACTGAGATCTTCAATTGAAGAATCTTCAATTTGTTCAACAGCTCTTGTGGTGCTTTCCTCGAATAGTTCATTTATTTTTTCCATTTTTACTCCTTAAAGGTACTACATTTTTAAGCTTACTTTCAGTTGGCGGGAATTTTTCAAACTCAAAAGAAAATGAGATGTCCCCGTTGCTCACATCAATTACCTCGACGGACCCAATTGGGTTATCTAATTCAAAGTAGGTGTATCTAAGGGCTTCATCCAATGTGTAAAATGCTCCAATTACCCAGGGGTGATTTTGATTAAGAACTTCAATAAAATAATCGCCGTCCTTGTCAGAATAAATTTCGATTTCTACCTTCGTTCTATATCCGTTTTCTTTTCTTCCTGTCATCATCAACTCAAAGTTGCAGTAGGACTATACCACCTGTATAATAAATTACAACATTTATTTGAATGTATAACGAAGAATAAAGGACAAGACTTATGAAACTGAAAGAATATGAATTTAAGACCGAACCGTACGAACATCAATTTGAAACCTTAAATCTCAGCGCACATCGTACCCTATTTGCACTATTTTTGGAAATGGGATTGGGTAAATCTAAGATTTTATTAGATAACGCTGCACTATTATTTGAAAATCAAAAAATATCTGGACTTATCATTGTTACTCCTAAAGGTAACTTACGAAATTGGGACATCCATGAAATAGCAAAGCACTTACCTGGACGCGTTGAAAGAAATATTTTGGTATGGCAGCCCAACCACACTCAAAAATGGCTTAGGGAATTTGAAAAAATGACCAAAGAGGACAGCACTGGGATTTTAAATATCTTCTTAGTAAATGTAGAGGCTTTTGCCACCGTCAAGGCCTGCAAATTTGTAGAAGAATTTTTAGTTACCCACGACGCCATGATGGTAATAGACGAGTCCACCACTATAAAAAATCCAAAAGCTAAGCGAACCAAACATTTAATTAAGTTGGCACCTCTTGCTGACTACCGTAGGATACTGACTGGCTTTCCAATTACCAAGGCCCCATTGGATTTATACTCTCAATGTTATTTTCTGTCTCCTAACTTGCTCGGCTTCAGTAGCTACTATGCTTTCCGTGCCAGATACGCCATTACCCAAGCGAGAACCATGGGAAGACATAGCTTCCAACAAATAATAGGTTTTCAAAAATTGGAAGAACTGCAAGAAACCATTAAAGACTTCTCTATTAGAAAAAGAAAAGAGGAGTGTTTGGATCTTCCAGAAAAAGTTTATATGAAACGTCATGTTGAGTTAACCGACGAACAAAAGATTGCTTATCAAACTATGAAGCAGCAGGCATTAATGATACTCAACGAAGAATTATTCTCCACCATGAATGTATTAACCCAACTTATGAGGCTACAACAGGTCGTGGCAGGCAGTTTACGTAATGAAGAAGGGGAAACCATTACCCTAAAAAATAATCGCATACAGGCGGTTTTAGATTTACTAGAAGAAACATCTGGGAAGGTAGTTATCTTTGCTATTTTTCAAACCGACATACAAGAATTGGAAAAAGCTATTGGTGAGAAATTTGGTGAAGGTGCTGTAGCCTCTTATTACGGTAAGACACCGCAGGATAAACGACAGGTCATTATAGATAAGTTCCAAGATCCAGACAGTGAACTTAGGTATTTTGTTTCTAATCCACAGACAGGGGGCCGAGGGATTACTTTAACCGGTGCTAATACTATGATCTTTTATTCTAATTCCTACGACCTGGAACTGAGGGTCCAAGCAGAAGATCGTATTCATAGAATAGGACAAGAACACAGTTGCACCTATGTAGACTTGGTAGCAGAAGGGACCGTTGACGAACAAATTCTAAAGAACTTGCTAAACAAAGTGAAAATTAGTAACGAGGTTTTAGGAGAAGTTCGTAGTTGGTTTGAATGATGTATAATCAAATCATGTCCTTTGAAGATTACCTAGAACACGCCACCATCGAAGATACCGTTGCCGATATTTTAAGAGAAGTCCATCCAGTCTTAGAGAGAAAAGTAGAGGAAACCCAAGCTTCGCCGTGGGAAGTGGCCACCGCTTTAATGATAGAACTTTCTGGTATAGCTACAGCAGCGGAATTAGACCGAAATGTTTTGATGAATCTATTAGCCTTCCTTATAGACACAACCAAGGGCTCAATTAATCAATTTGATAATATCCTACCCAACGAATCCATTACGAGACACTAATGAAGGACTGGGAAAAGTGGGGCTTTGAACCCATAGATACATACGCACGGGCACCGGAAAACCAAAGACAAATAGAACTTTGTTTTGCAATTTTCTTTGGTTCTACTGTACCTAAAGCCCAAGAAATATTACAATCTACAGCGGGCGAACGTATTCTACATGTGGCTAAAAATAACGGGTGGACCACCCATCAGATAGCCAAAGAAATACAGAACTATGTAGATTACATCGATGAGAAAGAAGAGGCTAATGCGGAGACAGCCAATGAAAAAACTACTACTAACGGTTCTGGGAGTCTTATTCCTTAGTACAGCGTACGCAGATCAAACAGGAGACTGCACTGCTGGTACAGAGCATTGTGAACAGAATAGTTTAACTACAACTAATACTACAACTACTAATAATACCAACGTAAATACCAACACCAATAATAATACCAACGTAAATACCAACACCAATAATAATACCAACGTAAATACCAACACCAATAATAATACCAACGTAAATACAACAACTACGACTTCGAGCGCTACCAATAGCAACACCAACGTAAATTCAAACACCAACGTAAATACGAATAATACTACGAGTGTAAATACGAATAACTCAACGTCGACTGCGACTACGAATAATACGAATGTAAATACGAATGTAAATACGAATGTAAATACGAGTGTAAATACAAATAATAATGTAAATACCTCAACCAGTAATTCGACTGTTAATTCAACTGTGGATCAGAATGTAAATAATACAACCACCTCTAACAATACAAATACATCCACAAATACATCAAATAATACTAATAACAATACAAACGTAAATTCAAATACAAACGTAAATCAATCCACGTCAGATTCTAATGTAACAACAGATAATAAGAATACGAATGTGAATCAATCGACTTCGGATAATACCAATAGAAACATTAATGAAAACAATTCAACACAGACTATTAAGCAAGAGATAACTAGCAAAGCTCCACCAGCTTCGGCAATCGCTCCATCAATTATGAGCTACAGTCAAGATTTGTGCTTGGCTGGTCGTTCAGGAGCTTTTCAAGGGCAAATTATAGGTTTTTCAGCCGGGAGAACTATTCGTGATGAGAACTGTGAACGCTTAAAACTTTCTAAATATCTCTACGATACAGGTATGAAAGTTGCAGCAGTAGGTATACTTTGCCAAGATCCCAGAGTATTTAAAGCTATGGAAATGGCAGGTACACCTTGTCCTTATATGGGTAAAGTAGGTAAAGACGCAGCTGTTGGTTGGAAAGAGAATAAGGAAGACCGACCAGACTATGAAGAATACAAAGATAGAAGCGTAGGGAAATGTAAGAAAACAAGAAACAAAGAGGGTAGGAAAAAATCTAGGCAGACTTGTGTTAAAGAATTTAATAATAGCTAGTCTATTCCTTGCTTGTAGTACCCTTAGTGCTGATTACGTTTATGAAGGAAACCAAGATTTATATGACCTACAAACCAATTCGTCTGGCTCAACCGGGCTAGGCTCAAATGATGACTCAGTTTCAGCAGCTTTTGACTTAGGATTTACCTTTACCTTTTATGGTAATGACTTTACCAAAGCAAGAATGGCGACCAATGGTTGTTTGCACTTTAACCTGACAGGCAGTTATTGTGGAGACTATACACCTGATCCACTACCTCAATACACAAATACTTTATTTGTGTTTTGGACTGACCTGATAAAAGATGGTGGTTCAGCGATGAGGGCTAAAGCCTTTGATGATTACACCATTTTTGGTTGGTATAAGATGAGGGAATACAACCGAGCTAATTCCGATAATAGTATAGAAGTCTGGTTGTATCCTAATAATACTTATGAGTTTCGCTATGGTGAATTGGATATTAAAACACATGATGTCCTCATCGGAGAGCAAGGAAGCACCTCACAGATTTACACTTACCATTTCTTTGACGAGTGTAATACAGGAACTACTAATGTGTCTGGAACTTGTGTTAACTACGATTGGAACTCTAGCAGTAATGCAGTGAATACTTTATTGGAAGATGGTGGGTCTTTGTATGGCGATGGCACGGATCAATCGCTATGTGCAACGGCACCTTTAACTTCTGCTAATTGCGCTGGTTATGCAGCGGCTTATTTCACTCAACAGTGTGATATAAGTGCTTTATACAATGCGGATTGCACTGGTTATGCAGCTGCCTACTTAGCTCAACAATGTGGTTTGGATGATCTTTACTCTACTTCTTGTCCTTTATATTGGGATGCTTATGATGACCAACAATGTGATGAAAATCCACAGTACGCACCCTTCTGTCCAGGATACACTCAAGAAGCCTCGGTCGCTTACTATGAAACTGACGAACAATATGGCTACGAAGATAATTATGGTTACGAAGATAATTATGGTTACGAAGATGAATACTATGTAGACAGTTGTATAGATGATCCGTCATATTGTTATGATGATGATCCTTATGCAGATATGTATTTCACCGATGCAGAATGGTATGAAATAGATTTACAAGAGTTTGGTCAGGAACAAGTAGATGAATGGTATGGAACAGATATAGCCTTTAATGATGATGGGTGGATAGAATGGGACACTTCTTCTTTAGACACATGGGAAGACTTAGATATTCAAATGGATAACTACGATATACTAATGGAAGAAACTTATTATGAACCTTTCTATGAAACAGAGTATATTAGTGAAACAATAAATTTATTTGATAATGAAGAATTAGTTGAGTTATATGAGTTTGATACAATAATAAGAGAGGAGTTTGCCCATGAAGAAAATAATTACCTGGAGTTTGAAACAATTGAAGAACTTGATGAATGGTATGAAGAAGAAATGGAAGAGTCTTTTTCCGAAGAAGAAATGGTTGCCCACGAAGAAGAACTTGAAGAAATTTTTGAAGAAGAAGCCGTTGAAGAAGTCTACGAAGAACTTGAAGAAGACCGGATCGCAGAAACAGAAGAAACAGAAGAACTAGAAATAGCTGACATTATACAAAGAGAAGAAGGCAGCTCAATGAACATGGAAGTTGCTCTTAGTGTAGTGGCCAATACCATCCAAACTGCGACTAATAGTGTAAGGGGCACAACAGCGGGAACCTCTATTCACGCAACAGGGAATACTGTGGCCTCTGGTGGTACAAGTGGTGGTACAAGTGGTGGTACAAGTGGTGGTACAAGTGGTACATCTGGTGGCACTATGTCTTCTAATACAGGAGTTAGTAATGCAGTAGCTTCTTCTAGTGGAGGAGGTTTTAGTACCAGTAGTTCTCCCAGTAGGTCAGATCAAATTGCTTCCGCCTCTGTTCAAACTAATACCGTGTTGTCAATGAGTGCTGATACAGGGGCGGTAAGTAATGTATCCATTGTCAGTTCTCCTATGCCTACGGTTGATACTTCACCACAAGTGGAAGTTGCAGAGGTACAGGTTCAGACTATGCAAAGTCAAATAGATACAGCTATGTCTGAAGTAATTACTCCTAGCGAAGCGGATCAAATTGCTGATAGAATAGTTGCTGAGAATATAGAAATGCAGCAAGAGGAAATTAAAATTATTCAAGAAGAAACAGGACAGTATGGAGATGAGTCGGCCCTGGTAGCATATCTAGGGTACAACGCGGGGTTCACAGAATATTATGATAGAGTTCTTCCACAAAAAGAGGAGTGGTATGAACCTAGAATTATATATGCTGATAATTATATGACTGATAATATTTCAGGTTTTTATAGTTTAGCAGGGACAAGTTTAAATAAATTGGGAGAAATGATTAACCAACAACCCTCACTCTAATGAGGAATATCGTAATAAACAGGGCTATTAGGATAATATATGTCTCATGCTATGTTTGGATATTTTTAATGATTGTAAAAGATGTTTTATAGGAAGTAATTATGGAATGGTTTAAATCAAAAGGCGGACAAGTAATAGCTCTAGTAACTATCGTAAGTACATTAGCGGGCTTCGGATACGCGGGAGCGGGCTATGTTAATAGATTAGAGAATTTAGAAAAGAAAGTAACTGGCATAGCTTCGACTAAATCAGGACTTCAAGATATTGAAGAAAGATTTGCTGGTATAGAGACTTCAGTTGAGTATATTAATAAGTCAATTGATGAAGGCATTAATGTTTCATTAAAATCTCATGCAGCTTCAATTAATTCATTGAAGGCTCAAGTAGAAGGGATCTCTGTTGCAATAGATGCGATTGAAAAAGATATAGATAAGCTGGACAACGACACGAATCCATTAGCACAATAAAATGAGCAAAGAAAAACTTTACGGACTACGCGATCAACTGAGTAAGTTTCTTTACGATCCTACCCCTGACCAAGCGGCATGGCGCGATAAGATGTGGGAGGAAGGACGCTTTGATGAATCAATAAAAATCACCAAGCAGGTTGAAACACAGTTAGAGGAGGTTGAAACACAAATCGAAGCCTTTGAAGCGGCCGAGCCAGAACTAGGGGAAAAGATTGTTGCCAATACCCTGTTGAACCTGCCTCTAGGAAAACAGTTAAAAGGTACGGGACTTGGTTCCCTTCTGGGCCTCGCCGAAGAAGAGCTGGGCGCGGCCGAAACACAACGGCTCAAGGACATAGAGCAGGAGGTCTACGAACTCAATGCGATCAGACAAAGGGACCTTGAAGGCGGAAAAGTTACGTCCGGCACTATCAGTGGAATCGATGCGGATATAGAAAAGCTAATGGGAGAAAAAGAAGGCCTTATGTCTTTGATTGGTAAGACGCCGACGACGGGGGAAGATCCAATAATTGAAGATATTAAGAAAGGTTTATATGACGCAGGGCTCTTTTGGCAAGCCGGTATTGATGAGCAGGGCTCACTCTACGAAGCATTAGATGAATACAAAAACTTAGATTCAGAAGGACAAGCACAAGTAAAAGACATGTTAAGAGAGGACATGTTTGAGAGATTGGGGCTAGAAGATGCTAGGGCAGACGAAAGATTTTTTAGTGATTCTGGGGCTTTTGATGCCGAGCTGGTTGACCAGTATTTAAACAAAGAATTAGCTGAGGAATACCCAAAAATCTTTGAAAAGCCTAGGAGCTACCAAGGCGGCGGCCTAGTAATGAACTACGGAGACTACGGCAGGAGCTATAAATAGTGTATGAAAAAGTAAAACAGACAATGGTAGGAACAGTATGGCTATTACTTTTAGCGGTACTCATCGCCATGGCTATACCCATTTTTTATTATTACAAACTAGGAGAAAAATATGCCGAAAAAAAGAGCGCGTAATCCAAAAGGACAATACAAAGGGGACGATTCCAGTACCCCTGATATGAATGAAGCGTGGGAAATGACCGAACCTAAATATTTACACATAGGGGATAACGTCGTTAAAAGAATAAATGAATGGTTAAACGAAAAATAAGCCGATCCCAACGAAGTAGCCGAGCAGAACGAGTCCCTATTGTTTCCCGCAGTAAATATAAGAAAACGACCCAAGGTCAATCCAGAAATTCCCGCATGAAACCGGGGCGTAAGCGTTATCGGGGTCAAGGATGACCAAAGACGATGCCATTATTATTAGTATTAACTTAATTTTTATTGTATGTGTCGTATATGGAGTGATATACTTTTTCCTATGAACGCAAAGAAATGTAAGACTCTACGGAGACTTCTTAAAGAAAACGGTTTCGATTGGAAACAAACTAAATACTTACAAAAGAAATTGAGGTATATTAGTGGGAAGGATCACCCTTATCCGCCGATCTTTTTAGATCCTAAGTGTGGGCGAGCGGTGTATCAAAAGAATAAAACCCTGTCCGGGGGGATAAATAAGTAATACCGGATACGGTGCCAGCGGGCGGTGTGCCATCATACAAAAACACCCGCGTTGGGGGCCTAACGTATTTCCTCCCATGATATGTAGTTAGGTGACTCTAAAAAGGGGTTGACAGGACGTTAACCCCTTATTAGTATGCGACATATAATGGACACATGGGGTAATTCCCAAAGTCTTGATGATACTCCCTGTATAGGGATCTGTTCAGCAACGCAATGGGGTGATGCTATTTGTAAAGGCTGTGGACGAACGGTCACGGAGATCCGCGACTGGAATCTATTCCCCCCTATCTATAAAAAACTGGTAATCCTTCGCGCTGTAGACGAAGGCTACACACCAAGACAGGTATATACTTATGAAAACGATCCTGATAAAAACCGCAATAAACGTCGAATCTGCCCGCTCCTCACAAGCAAAGACAAACCTTCTAGCCCTGTGCGAAAATGGGATGGCAATACCGGAACACTCGGATCTAGTACAAGAGATACTTAAGCAAACTACCATCAAGGCGGAAGCCGACGAAAACGTAAGAGTTCTCGAAGAACTTCTGCTAGAATAAAGAGATTATGATAGGTACTTCATGGGTCTAGGATTATCAATGATGGGCGATCTCGCTCCTGGTGCTTCCATGCCAGGGTTGGATCCAGATATTGAAAATGTCTCCACAATCGCTCAACCCAAAGAAAAGACTCTTGAGGAGCAGCTAGACGAACTCACCACTACCATAACTCCAACGGCGGAAAGGCCTTCCATGCGTGACCGGATAAGGGCTAGACGATCTACTCGCGGAAGCGAAAACCCGGTTAACCCTGTTATGGATTGGCTAAGTGGCACCGATTGGAGTCAAGCTAGAGGAAAGGGGGAACGTCCAGTCCTCGCTAATATGGGACCAAAAGTGCTTAACGCTTTAAGCTTTATCAGTCCACAGGCGGCCATGCTAAATCGTGCCATCAATCTCGGCCAAGCATTTAAAAAAAGCCCCAAAGAAGCGGGACTCGGTATATTGGGGGCCCTTATTGGTAATAGATTTGGTGCCCAAGGACAAAATATATTTAATACAGCTCGCGATATCCGTAGTGATAAATCCACTTTCAAACAAGGACTCGGTAATTTATTTATGGGTCAGCTACTCAGTAGCATGGGAAAGAACCGTGACGTCGGTCAAGGCATTCTGTCCATGATTGGGGGCAAGGATCCAAGACAGGCTCTCCTTAATATAGCTCTCGGCAGGGCGGGTAGAAGAATGGATCCCACACAACGCGCCCTCTTTGGAGCCGGAGTTCAAACCATGAAAGGCCGACCGGGAAGGGAAGCTTTCGGTGGGGCCTTCAAGAACATAGCAACGAGACAGGGTATGCAAAAACTGCTCCAGCGTGCTTATCAAAGAGGGGGAGTGCCTGCCGTACGAAAAGTCCAAGCAGCGATGTCCTTTGTACCCGGTGGTCCATAACTCTTGAGTAAACGTATGAGAACGGAGAAAAACTGATGGTTGCTGGTGCAGCTGGGACGACGGAAATAGGCATCCCTACAGTTGAAGTAAGGGCTCCAAAATTAGGGGGCGGTCTTGACTTCTTCGGACCAGGGGGAGGCGGGTTCGGCATGGACGTACACGACTTCAGTGGTATCGGCAGTTATGCTGATTCTTTTATGCTGCCTTCCGGGAACATAATGAACATCGGAGACTTTAAGGCTCCTGAGAAAAAAGAAAAAACACGTCAGCCTTTCCGTGATTGGCTTGCAGCCCGCAGACGCGGAGAGCGCCCACTTAGAGAGCGTTGGCAAGACCCCGCCGAAAAAAAGAAGATACTCAGAAACGCTGGCTTAGGACTCCTTTCCTTTATATCTCCACAGTTCCGCATGGCTCAAAGTCTCTACAAGTTCGGTAAAGGCATGAAGGAAAACCCTCAAGGGATAATGGGTGCTTTAGGCAATATGTTTTTGCGACAAAAACTTGGGCCCAACGCCGATCTGTTCCGTTCGGGCATGGCCCTCTCCAGAGGCGCCCCGGCTGGGGACGTCTTTAAGAATCTATTGGTCGGCAGGGGATTGAAAGCCGGTATCGGTCAACTCGCCCCATCGCTTTTCAGAAAAGCTTATCAAGAACAGGGCATGAGAGGTGTTCACATGATGAGCCAACTACTCAATACCGTGATGCCGATGGCGCATAAAGGGATCACCGGTAAAATAGGCGGTGGTGACGGTTAAAATGGAGATCAGTGCAAAGGGTCTTGATTTAATAAAAAAGTTTGAAGGATTAGAACTCGAAAGCTACCTGTGTCCTGCTGATGTGTGGACCATTGGGTACGGTTCTACCAAAGGCGTAAAAGAAGGCATGAGTATTACGGAAGAAGAAGCTGAAGCCTTATTAAAAAAAGAAGCGCAAGAGTATTGTGACTACGTTAAGGAATACGTTAGTGTGACACTCACGCAAAATCAATTTGATGCTTTGGTATCTTGGACCTACAACCTGGGACCTAGGAACTTAAAAAATTCCACGTTGCTTGAGGTACTTAACAAAGAAGAATACGATAAAGTGCCTGAGCAGATTCTT